CGGATCGATACAGTTTGAAATTATTATCAAAGGTGCCAGAATATGACCAACACAACACCATGGCATGAGGTGTATCCGCCCGCCTATGTGATCGAGCGGGCAAGCCTTCAAACCCTTATCTCTTGGGATCAGGGCCTACCGCCACCAAGAGATCCGTTTCAGCAGGTTCTTAGGGAACGAATCAAGGAGCGGGCGATAAAACTCGCGGGGCAAGAGTTCAAGAAACACGGAGAAAACGAGGTCGTCGAAGGCTGGAACGCTGTCGCCGACATTCTGGAAAAACTCGGGGGAAACGTCCCCCGCATGTAATCAACCCCGGGGGGGCTTAGTCGGTGGCTAAGGAAATAAAGAAGAAACGCCCATACACACGAAGGGGAATCACGAGGACGTTCACGACCGAGGAGCGGGAAAAGATCAAGCAATGCGCGATCATCGGTATCCCGCAGGCTCGTATAGCTGAACTCCTCGACTGTTCGGTGAATACCCTCCGGAAACACTGCATTAGAGAATTAGAATATGGTTTCGAGATAGCGCATATCGCCGTCGCCGGGGCCCTCTATGCGAATGCTGTCGACCTGAACAACTTCAATGCACAGAAATTTTGGCTCGCTTGCAAAGGTGGCTGGCGGGAACAAGACGAGAACGCAAACGCCCCTCCCGGTGTCCTCAACATCAACCTTTACCCGACAAAACCGCAGCCGGCGGAATAATTGGACGTCGACCTCACCGGGCCGCAAAGCGATTTCACCCTATTACCTCACAAAAACCGGCTTTTCGTCGGCGGGTATGGCTCGGGGAAAACGCATACCATGGTCGCGAACGCCTTCCGGGATCTCATGCTCCCGGAATATACCGGCGGAGACGTCGCGCTCTACGCCCCGACCTATGACCTGCTAAAGCTCAACATCGAACCAAGAATCGAGGAATGGCTCGACGAGGCCGGGTTCACTTACGGATTCAACAAGTCGGACCATATATTCGAGGTTCAGGGCTACGGCCGCATGATCTGCCGATCACTGGACAATCCATCCCGGATAATTGCCTACGAGGTTTTTCGTTCCCATATCGACGAGATAGACACCCTCCCGCATAAGAAAGCCGAGGAGGTTTGGAACAAGATCAAGGCTCGAAACCGGCAAAAGGTCAAAAGGAAAGGAAAGCCCGGGCCTGCGGTCTATGCAGAAAACAAGGTTTCCGCTTACTCAACCCCGGAGGGATTTCAATTCACTTATCACCGGTGGGGCAAGGAACAGCGGGAGGGGTACGCGTATATTCGCGCCCCGAGCTACTCAAACCCCCACCTCCCCGAGGACTATGTCGACGACCTCTCCCGGGATTACCCGGCGCAACTGGTCGAGTCCTATATCGAAGGGGTATGGACGAATCTCACCTCGGGGACGGTCTATTCGAACTTCGACCGGAATTACAACGGGACCACGGAAGTCGAGGCGCCCGGCGAGACCCTGCATATTGGAATGGACTTCAATGTCGGGAAAATGGCGGCGATTGTCCATGTAATCCGCGACGGACTGCCGATCGCCGTGAATGAGTTCGTCGGGCTGCACGATACCCCGGACATGATCGACGCTATCAAGGCCGAATACTATTTCGACCGGGGGACAGGTGAGCGGGCGCGGCGCCGGGTGATCATATACCCGGACGCCTCAGGCAAAAGCCGGGATACCCGAGGGGCCCCGAGCGGCGGTGATCTCCGCCTCCTGCGCGATGCCGGGTTTCGGGTCGATGCCCCAAATAGGAACCCGCCGATCAAAGATCGCGTAATGTCCATGCAAGCCATGTTCAGGAATGGCGAGGGATACCCTCGGTATTGGGTGAACCTCGACCGGTGTCCGGAATATGCCCTTTGCCTTGAGCAACAGCCATGGGATCCTAAATCCGGTCTACCCGATAAAACGCAGGATCTCGACCACCCGAACGACGCCGGCGGATACTTTATCCACAAGAAATACCCAATCACCCGGAAAGAGTTCAACAAATTGCAGGTCGTCGGCGCGTAGCAATACGAACAGTTTCGTTTATACTCTGGCAAATACTCCCCGGGGGGGAATGTCAATACCTCGGAGAGTGATTTCATGCCGATCAATTCAGTCCACCCGCAATATAAAAAATGGGAAGGTCGTTGGAAGCGATGCCGCGACGCATACGAAGGCGAGGAGGCAGTCAAGGCGGCAACGGTCGAATACCTCCCGAAACTGTCCTCGCATACCTCACGATCTGACCCGAAATATCAAGCGTATTTGATGCGCGCTATGTTCTTCGGCGCCACGAATCGGACCGTCGAGGGAATGACCGGGCTCGTGCAACGCAAGCCGGCGATTATCGAAGTCCCTGCGGAAATGGAACCCTACCTCGACGATATCACCGGCACCGGTATCGATATTCAGGAATTCATAAAAGGCGCCCTCGACGAGGTTCTCGCGGTCGGTCGCTACGGCATACAGGTCGACGTAGATCCGCCCGGAACCGATGAACCCCGGGCCTATTTCATCGGAAGATTGGCCGAGGACGTCTCGAACTGGCGCGTATCTGGCACTGAATTGACCCTCGTCGTTTTTCGCGAGGTCGAAATGGTCGAGAACCCCGACGACCCTTACGAGGCCGAGGAAAAGATCATCTATCGCGAATTGTTCCTCGGCAGCATTGCCGACGAACAGACGGGGCAGCCGCTCGAAGGGAAAGTCCTGCAGTCGCGCATCTGGCGAGAGAACCCGCAGAAAAAGGACGAATATATCCCAGAGGCCCCGATTATCGCGGAACGCAGGACAGGCGAGGTCGACGTGATCCCGTTCACGTTCGTTGGTACGAGTTCAACGGCGTCGAGCGTCTCGAAACCCCCGCTCCTCGATCTCGTCAATGTGAATATGTCGCATTACCGAAATTCTGCGGACCTTGAGCATGGTCGCCATTTCACCGGGCTACCGACGCCGGTGATCTCCGGAATCGACCCCGAGGACGGCGATAAAATTCTGATTGGCTCGGAACAGGCGATAACGATCAAGGATCCTGCGGCGCGCGCCTCTTATCTGGAATTCTCAGGGCAAGGTCTACAAAGCCTCGAAACTGCGCTCGTCGAGAAACAGGAAAACATGGCTGTTCTCGGCGCCCGTATCCTTGAGGTGTCGAAAAAGGCGGCAGAGACCGCAGAGACGACGCGCCTCAATAAATCGGGCGACACTTCGACAATGATCTCGATTGCCGGCGCGGTCGAGTCTGCTGTCACTATTGCACTGCAGCAAATGGCCGTATGGTTGGGGCACGACCCCGAGCAGGTCTCCGTCGAGATAAATCGCGACCTCCTCGATTCGACCATGGACCCGCAAATGGTGACGGCCCTCCTTAAACTGTTTCAGGAGGGGATCACCTCGAAGGAAACTCTATACAAGCAACTGCAGCAGGGCGAGCTATTGCCGGACGACTTCGATCCTGACGAGGAGCAACGCCTCATTGAACAGGCGAAACCCGACCTCGAAGGCGAGCCTATGGATCTGACGCCTCAGGCGCGCAGGCTCGAAATCGTGAGGGATCAAACAGGGCGGGCGACCGGCGCCGTCGAAACCGCAGGGGCTTAATGAATGAAACTGTACCAATCGGGGCGGCGCGCGCTTATGCGGGCCATGTATTCCGCATTCAGCAGGATTCACTTATACACCGATGCGGGTGTCGAGAACGAGTTCGAGGGCCATGGATACGAGCCTATTATCCTTGACCCGTCGCGGTTCGATCTCGACTCTGGACAGTATGACCCGCCACTAAAGTTCATTTTTCAGGCAGGAGATACCGAATACGTCGGCGGATATTATCTGACCGGGCCGGACGGCGAGACCATAGTCTCGGAGGAACTCGAATCTCCTTTCGAGGTAACCCACATGGGGACCGAACTCGAAATTACCCTGATATATCCGTTCAAGACTTTCGGCGAGCCTTTCATCGCCGTTAAGCAATAGGGCTGCAAATGATCACGATATCAAACCCTGATTCTCTGCCGCCCCTGTCGTTTGATCGCGTATTTATGCAGGCGCTCAGGATTGACCAAACACTGCAAAACGACGACTCGCATTCGCCATTGTTCGCGCTGCGCGTTGAATATCGACTCTATGCTGTCGACCCGGAGGGCCGCAGACATTACCAATCCAAAACCAATACGGTCACGGTTGAGGATTACGCCGCTCTCGCCTTGGAAAGAGCGTTGTCCGGCGACTTGGATCTCGCGAACGCGATGCAGGCGATCGAGATCGCCCTCGCGAAAATTCTCGATGATCTGACCGACCTCCAAAACACGACAGTTTATTAACCGGAGCATTTTTAAATGGCACTCGTAACTAGCAGAACGCAACTTTCGCAGGGGGGCAAGTCGAGCGAATCTGTCGCTTTTACGGCGTCCTCCGGGGCAAATACCACCCTCACCGGAACCGGTCTACCGGTTGTCGCCGCTGGCGATTTCTTCGAGATCCGTAATTCGCCTATAACGGGGAATAATGGGCTATATATAGCG